CCGCTGAAGCTCAAGCGGCTGCCGTCGAGCGCGCGGTCGACGGCCTGGGCAACGGGCTGCCAGCTGAACTCATCGGTCCAGAGCAGGCCGGCGGGGAGGAAAAGGTTGGCGAGCTGGATCATTTGATTTTCAACTCCAGCTCTTCGACGTAAGAGTCCAAGTTACCGGACCAAACCTCTAGAAAAATTTGTACTTCCACCACATTTGTGTGGTCAGAGAAGAAACTATCGAAACTCCATGTAAGGGAAATTTCCTTACGTTCACCCGGTTGAACGACGGCCAAAGGCGATTTCCAATTTCCTATGATTTTCGAGTTCCCGTTTCCAAAAACGGCCGCCCCAAAGACTCCTACCTTTACAACGGCCGCAGTAGTGGGATTGATGAATTCAAAGGGATCAAGTGTGAAAGTGACGTCAGAAACCCTGTACCCCATAGAGGTTCTGTTGACGTATGTGCACGTGACCCCGCGAGGCCGATTGAACATCTGCGACAGGTATGCCCATCTGAAAACAAGAACCTCGGTGTAGTCGACCGGCCCAAAAGACGGCGTTTCTATATTTACCGAAAAGATGGTTCCCATGATGCAGCTGCTGTTGTGAGGGCCTGCAAAGTCGACAATGCTGTAGTTCCCCCCCTTGGACAGGGACGCTGAAATGTAGATGCGATGGTGGGTGTCAGAATATGGAACAAAGGCGTTAGCAGGAGGAAGCCGGATATTTTCGGTTTCCCCGTTAAGGAAAGTCACATTAAGCAGATGAAATGATTTGTGAAGATTCACGTTCATCATTCCTTGCCTGATTTCATTGCTTATCTCGAAGAGACCGCCTGCGCTCACTACCTGCCACTGATACGTCCCGTCCGGTGCTTCCAGGTGCGTAACAAAACGTATCGCGGGACGCTCATTGAAACGCCCGTAAACAGCATGTAGCCGCTCTTCCAACCTGCTGACCGCAAGAGTGCTCGGGGGAGCTGAAAACGAAACACGCCGGATTCCCACCTTGAACACGGGGAATAAGCCGCTTCCAAACACGAACAGGCCACTTCCCGTGGGGGCCAGATCAACCGTGCCGAAGTCTTGTTTATAATTTTTCAGGTCGAGTTCGGTTGCCAACTCGTGGCCGAGTTCTAATCGCTCCGCACTTCTAATCGGAGTTAAAGAAAAAAACAGCTCGCTGATGAACAGGTTTTTATTAACCTTCCCGAGCGTTCTGTCGGCACCGAAAGCGATGCGCAAGGAGACGCCCGTACCGCGTTGCGATGAACTGTTTCGTGACTTGATTCCGCGCGTCGACAAGACCAGCCCAAAACGTGGCGCATGATCATCCTCACCGTGCTGTTGGTCGTCTCCGTAATACCGCCGCCAGGCAGCACTTCGTGAGTCATTGGCACGGGTGAGCAATGTTGACAGGAAGTTGTCCGCAATGGCGTTGCTATCGATGTGCGCGCGCCAAGCCGGCAACACCAACAACAATGGATCATCCGTAACCCAGCCACCAAGCACCCAACGGTCATCTGCCGAAATGTAGTCGCGCAGATCCTCGCTCGGCGGCTCCCCGCGCCCGAAGTGCAGCGAGATCGATGTCCGCTCCATCACGCCGCCCGCGCAATCAGATTGAGCGCCTGCACCAGCCGCTCCGCCTCGCCACGCTCGGCCGAGACGCGCACCGGCTCGGCGCTGCCCGGCAGGCGCAGGTTGATGTCCAGCACCTCGCGGCCACCGCCATGGTTCGCTGCAGGTGCGCTCGGGATGCCAACGATGCCGCCCACGGCGTAGGCCGGTAGCGGGGCGCGCATCGAGTTGATCGCCATCATCGCGCCCAGGCCGTAACGGCGCACCGCCTCTTTGCGCATCACGAACTCGCCCGCCTCGAGCAGCGCCTGGATGCGGTCGCCGCCGCCGTAGCCGGGGAGGTGGCCGCCCACGGCGAAGCGCTTGACGCCAGCGCCGACAAGGCCGCCGACGGAATGCTGCTCAACGGTGCGCTGCACCACCGTCACGGTCACCGTCTTGTCGCGCAGCGCGTCCAGCGCCCCCTGGATCGCCTGAATATTTGCCTGTGCTGCGGCGATGTCCGCATCGATCTTGATCAGGCGTTTCTGATTCTCCAATTCGGTGAGCTGGGTAGCGAGGCGGCTTAATTCCTCTTGCAGTTCCGCCACACTCTTTTTTGCGCCTTCAGCCGATTTCCGGTTCGCATCGCCGGCGGTCGTGGCGGCCTCTGCCGCCACTTTCCCAGCCTGTTCGACAATGCCGATGGCTTTCCCGGTATTTTTCAGGCTAGTGCCCAGGGATTCCGCTTCCTTGGCCAGCGCCTCTGCCGCCTGCGCCGCTTTCTCCGCGCCGGAGGTGTCGCCTCGGCCAGCGCGCTGCCGCGCTTCCGCGACCTTGGCCTCTGCCGCCGCGAGCTTCTCGGTCGCCTGGGCGGCGATATCCGCCTGCTGCGCCTCTTCGCTCATGTCCCGCCGACGCAGCTCGCGCACCTTGTCGGCGGTGCTCATGCGGATGCCGGCGGCGCGCTCATAGGCCGCAGTGGCCGCCTGGTTGTAACGCTCGACCTCCTGCAGCGCCTTCTGCAGTTCCTGTTGCTTGGCCTGCGTGAGCTTCTGGGCAGCCTTGATGCGTGCGTCGACCGACTGCTCTTCGGATAACGTCTCGCGGCCGAGCAGCAGGGCTTGGCGCTGCGCGGTCAATTCAGCCAGCCGCTGCTTTTCCGAAGCGAGCTGGCGCGCTTTGGCGAGCACCTCGGAAGCGTAGTTCTCGGCGTTCGCCAGCATCTTCTGCTGCGTTTGCTCGTCCGCTCCTGCCGCCTGCCGCGCGGCGGCTTCGATCGCCTGATAGTTGCCGCCCGCCTTGCGCACCGCATCGGCCAGCTTGGCAAACGCCTGCGCATTCGCTTCTGTCTTGCGCGTTGCCTCTTCCTGCTTTGCCGCCTTGTCTTCGCCAAACAGCTTATCCAGCCCCCACAGCACGGCCTGAATCGCTACCGCCCACGGAACGAAACGCGCAACCACAGCGAGCGCTCCTCTGGCCAGGCCCGCCGCGCCGGCTGCGGCCAAACCCAGCCCGCCCGTCAGGCGTGCAACCACAACACCGAGCGCCGCCATGCCGATGCGCGCCACGCCGATCCCAGCCAGGGTGGTGATCAGCACCGAAATAGCTGTTGCAGAACCTGGGATCGCATCGATCAACTGCCCGACATTCACCGTCACGTCGCGCACCGCGCCGGCAATCTGGATCAAGCCCGGCAGGAGCTGATTACCGAAGATGATCGCCGTTTCGGCCGCGGCGTTTTTAAGCAGATCGAACTGCTGCGACGCGGTCTTCATCTGCTCGGCAAACTGCGCATCGATACCGCCTTGCGCGCCGGCGTCGGCGGCCAGCTTCAAAGCGGTGCGGTAGTCGTCGAGGCCGCTGGCCAGCTTGGCGATATCGTCCGCGTATTCCAGCCCGAGGATGTGCGACAAGGCGATCGGGCGTACGGAATCAGGCAGCGCATTCACCTTGCTCAAGAAGTGATCGATAGCCGCCGCCGGGCTGGCCATCATGCGTGCAGAAAACTCATCGATGCTGCCGATGTAGCGGGTGAACGCCTCCTGTACCTTCGGCTCCGCGCCGTTCAGTGTCGACAGTTTGGTGAGGAAGGCGTTGATCGCATTGGCTGCTACCTCGGGCGGCGTCCCCAGCGTCAGGAAGGCGGAGGCCAGCGCGGCCGTTTCCTTGGCCGAGAGATTCATCATCTTCGCCATGCCGCCGGCGCGGACCATCACATTCACGATGTCGCGTTCGGCCACGTTGGCCATCTTGTCGCCCAGCCAATTGACCGTATCGCCCAAGTCCCGAGTCTGGTTGACCGACAGCTTGAACACAGTGCGCAGCTTGCCGAAAGCTGCAGCCGCCTCTTCTGGCAGCATGTCGAACGCGACGGCGATCTTGCTGACCATGCGCACGTACTCACCGATTTCGTTTGCCGCGACCCCGGCCTGACCTGCCGCCGCCGCGATCTTCGAGAGTTCGATCGCCGTCAACGGGATCTCGCGCGTCATCGCCAGCAGCTCGGCGCGCAGCTTGGTGAATCCGTTCTCGTCGGGGAAGTCGATGTATTTCTTGGCCTGCGCCATCGCCAGTTCAAAAGCGGCCGCCTGGCTCACCGCGCCGGCAAGGGATGCCCCCACGGCCGCCAGCGCGAGAGCCGATCCACGCACCTTGCCGAGCGCCTCGGCCCAACCATTGGTTTGCGCCTGCAGCGCCTGGGTGCGCTCAACGAGCTTCATCTTGGCCTGCGCCAGCTCAGCCATGCTGAGCTTTCCGCTGGCTGCCAGCCGTTTGTACGCGGCTTCGCCAAGGGCGATCTCCCGCGCGATGTCACGAAACGGTGTCACGCCCAGCGCATCGCGCGCCGATGCCAGCTTCGCGGCCTGCGTGCGACGCGCCGCCTCGGCCGTGGCCCGCGCTTCAGCCTGCCGCGCTTGATCCAGCGCTCCGGCGTTGGCGATGAGTTCCGCCCGGCGCTGCGCCAATGCCTGCGTGCCGGCGACCCAGGCCGTTTTCGACTGAGCCGCCTGAGCTGCAGCTGCCGAGAGCGCGGCGGCATGTTGCTCATGGCCTGAGCCAGATTCCCGTGCCGCTTGCGCCAGGCGCTTGACCTCCGCCTCGGCGAGTTTCCACTGGATTGCGGCCTTGTCCGCAGCTTCCCGGCCGGCACCGAATGCATTAAGCTGGGCCTTGCGCGTATCTTCCAGCGCCGCGACCGCCGCCTTGGCATCGCCGGTGATTTTCAGCGCAACAGTAAGATCGGAGCTAGAAGACATGGTGACGGGAACCCGTTACAAAGAAGTCGTTGGCGGCTGCGTACTGGTCGCCCTGGTCGGTGGCGCCGATCGCCTGCTGTATTGGGGTGGGCTGGCGGTATTCACCGCCGCCGTCCTTCTGTTCATCGGCTGGCTTGTCGGCTTAGTTCGCTGATCGCCAGCATGAAGACCCGCCAGGGGTAATCCCACACACCAGGGTGGCCGGCACCAACCAGCACCAGCGCCCCCTGTTCAAGCCGCGTCAGCTGCTGCTCGCGGAACTCAGCGCTCCTGCTCCCACCGACATCAGCCGGCTCCGCAGCACGAAAAAATCCCGGTTCACCTCTTTGCAGAAGTCCTTGATCGCGCTCAGCTCGGAAGGCGCGGCAGCATCAACTTCGGCCTCGGTCAGGTCCGTGAATTTCCGAAGCTCCGTCAAGGAAACATCCTCGAACAGCAACTGATCGACCACATCCACGTCGCCTTCGATTGCGCCCGCCAACCACACCCGGATCTCGCTCACCGTCAGCTCGATCACCTTCACGTCCCGCCCGAAGGCGGGAACGGTCTTTTCCACACGCATGGCCATGGCTTAGGCGTCCAGGTCGGCGAGACGGGCGTTGAAGTACTGGCTGATGCCGACGCCGGTCTTGCTGTCGTCCTTGAGCACGTCGGCCTCGATCTCCAGCGATGCGAAATCGTCGCCGATCAGGCTCCAGCCCTTGGCCGCGCCCGGCTTCACGCGGAACGCATCGACGAATACCGGCTTGCCGTTGGCCTCGTTCACGCCGTCGAACACCAGGCGGATTTCTTCGCCCACGTTGGTCAGCGCCTCGACCGTCATCGCCGAGAGCGCGGTGTAGGTCGCGTCGATGTCGCTCTCATCGGCAATCGTGCCGCCGTCGACCGCCGCCACGATCTCGATGCCGGCGCGGCGGCGCACGTAGTCGCGGCCTTCCTCGTAGGTCACCGGGTCAATCGCTTCGCCGTCGGTCACGGCCAGCGGCTTGGTCAGATCCTGCGGCTTGTCGAACACCACCAGGCCGCCGGCCAGCACGCCGGCGTGCGGCTCTTTATCCACCGCGCCGCCGGCGCCAGCGCCCGTCGTGCCGCGCAGCGCCAGGGCGAGGTTTTCCGGCGAGAGCTTGAGCACGGTGAGCGCGAGCTTGACGGACTTGATGCGGGAAACGGAATCGGCGACGCCGCCGCCGGGGTTCTCGAAGTCGGGCTGCTCCTTCTTTTCCTCGTCGATCGAGAATTCGAGCTTGGAGCTGTTGCCGATCTTGATCAGCGCTTTGCCGGGGCGGGCGATGAAGACGCTGCCCTTGCCGATGTAACTCTTGGTGGTGGCCATGTGTGGCTCCTCAAATGGTGGAGAGCGGAAGACATGGCCATGCTACGGGCGCGCAGGGAGCGCGCTCAGGGGGAAGGGGTTCGGTGCAACTCACTGAACCTTAAAAAATCGCAAGAGGAGGCGATCTAAACCTTTCTGTATTAACGACGGATATCTATAAAGCGAGCACAGAGTTCGACTATGCCCGTAAAGGAAAATGGGTGGGCTTACGCTTTTGGAATCGAGGCGAGAAGCGCGTAGATGGCATAACTACCTACAACGATAGGGACAAGAAACTCAAAAAGAGCTCGAGCGAAGGAGGCGTAAAGGGCCATACGATTCGGCCACCGAGTAATAAATTCCTCCGGACAGAAACTCTCTTCTTTGAGTTTTCCTTCAGTGTAGATGCGCTTAAAAATCTTGTGGAGAGCCTCCTCGCTACCTTCGTTGTACACCAGTTGCCATGAAAGAAAGTCGGTAAGGCCATACAAAAAAAAACCAACTTCAAAGTAGCCAACAACCACTGCCATTATGAATAGAAGGTCGTGCTGATTCGCTTGCAGGAGGTCGATGCCCAGTGCAGGGATGCTCGACGGGACTAAACCAGTTCGTGCAACGAAGATGGATAAAACGCTTATACCGAGGAGCATGCGGCGCTTATTTCGTGTGACCTGGCGGAGCGGGTCTTGCAGGCTAACTAGAAGGGGGGACTCGGAGGTCATTGTCTGCGTGAGCGGTTGTTTTGCTTATCGGAGTGAGATCGGTGCCCGAAGGTGGGCATCAATCGTCAGCCCAAAGCCGGGTAAATGAATTCAGCCAAAGAGCATATCCACCTTCAGAGACTCAGGCAACAACGGTGCTGGTTGACGGCCGTCTACCGAAAGGAGACGGATAGACAATTCCAGGCAGATTGCCGTTTCACTCATCCTCATCGACCCCACTGATCACATGCGTGGTCGCCACCGCGATCGGCAGCAGGTAGAGCTGGCGATCCTTGATCCACACCGGGCCGCCCGGCTCGGCGGCGGTCAAGGGCGTGTAGCCCTTGCCCGGCCGCCAGCCGACCAGCCCCTGCAGCAGCTTGCCGGCGATCACCAGCGCCTTGGCGCGCGCCTCGCGCGAGCCGTCGCGCTGGCGGGCGGTAGATACGGCTGCGGCGAGCAGCCAAGTGCTGCGGATCTTGTTGTCGACGCCGGCGGTGGCCACCGGCTTGTAGCCGTCGAAGGCGATGGCGATCGCCGGCAGCGTCGGCAGCTTGTCGGCCTGCAGGATGTCGCCGAGCGACGGCGTGCGATCGCCGACTTCGGGCACCAGCTGCTGGCAGCGCTTCGCCAGGGCTTCCTCGATCGCGTCGAACATTCAGCCTCCGAAAGTTTTCTTGCGCGTGCGCACGGCCATGCCGGCACCGGCCGGCGCCGGCTCGGACGCCGGCGCGACGGGCAGCGCCATCAGCCCCTGCCCGACGGCCTTGAGGTCGCGCATCGCGGCGTCGTAACGGTTCTTCACGGTTTCCGGCATCGTGTTCACGTAGAGGTAGCCGCGCGCCAGGTCGAGCACGTAGCCGCGCACGGCGTCGGCCGGCGCCGGCAGGGTGTAGCGGCCAGCCAGGTAGCCGTTGACGGTGGTCTCGGCGCGGGTCAGCGCCCGGCCCGCCACCGCCGCGTCGATCTCGCCGGCCGGCGGGCTGGCGCGATCGGTCAGGTCGCGCACCTCGTCTTCGCCGAACTCGGCGACCAGGTCGGCAACGGTGGCGTAGGGCATTGCCTACTTCTTTTTCGCTGCAGCGCCGGTCTTCGGCGCATTGACCTTGACGGCCGGCGTCGCGCCATCGGCGTCAGCCAGGTCTTCGAGCACACCGTCCTCGACATACGGGGATGCGGCATCGGGGTCCAGCTCGACGACGGCGCCTTCGGC